GGTTCGTGGCATATTGATAGGTACTTCCTTTCTTCGTCCCGAACGTCGGGTTCATGAAGACCCAGCCGGGCAAAGCAGCTTGGTACTCCAACATGATGCCTGCAAACGGCCATACCGTGTAATTTACGCCAAGCTCGGTAAATATGCGGAATGCTGGATCGACACCTGCATCATTGTTGCTGAGTTGGAACTTGACGTTGCCGACGTTCTCGACGACAAGGATTTGGCCATCAAGAGGAGCTGTGCCGCCAGGTCCAGAAAACCCAGGGACTATCGAACTCCCGTCACCATATCCCGTCAACGCCACTTTTGGCGTCGATACCGGAAGGGGACCGCCGCCGCCTCCGCCGAAGTTAAAGGTGTAGTAGAAGATGTTCCAAGTGAAGGAGTAGTAGAAGTTAACAACCTGATAGAAATTGACGAAGTACAGGAAGTTCCAGATTATATTGGTGTAGAACTGGTTGTTAATTACCGAGCCGCCACAACACGCCTCGACCGAGTCTGTGAATCCTCCTCCATGCTCCAGTTCGGACATGAGGTCATCCAACGGCGGTCGCTGTACGCGCGTGAAGCAATCGCCAGCACCCGAAGGCCCACCCTCCGCCGTATAGGCCCACTCCACGCAATCGTGCAGTGCGTCCGGTTGCCAGGGAATGATCCCGGCGTACTTCCAATCCATTCCGGCAACCTGGAACCGATACCAGTCCGTGGCTACTTGCTTCGTCAAGTTCTGCAGTTCGGTCAAGTTCTGAATGCCGCCGCCAAACGTGTGCACGATCGTCAGCGATCCCTGATTGAAACTGTCCGAATGCGTCATCGTTGGCTGCATGTTGTTCGCCAACGCCCCCGTGAACGTACACACAACTGGAGATGTCCCCAGAGGGCCACCCGTGCAAATCATGTTGCCAGCACCAATGCTGGACAACGCCTGCAAAGCAACCTGGATGTCATGTGCAAAAGCGTTGTAGGCAATCGCGGAAGTCGTCTGCGCGTTGAACGTAAGGGTGAAGGTACCGCTCGAAGGCGATCCCGTTGTCGCTAACGTCTGCGTGTCGCTTTCGTAGACCGCTGGCGTCAGGTCATGGAATTGCTTCGTGTTGGGATTGGTCTGCGTAGCTGGAGGGAAATCGGACAACGCGAGCGCGGATAGCGTGACGCTGCTTTCGAGATATTGGCCGGAAGGCTGCGGTATCCCATTGATGAGGTTGACTTGAGGGAAACTGACCGCCACCGTGTTCGGGAGGACTCCCGCAAGGTCGTTGATCGGCTTTGTCGTGTCAAAAAGGAAATCGCCGCCAGCCTGGCGGAAGGGCACTGCCGAGGATGGGATGCCTCCAATGAGCGAGAGTGCAACCGGGAACAACCTGTTCGTCGAAACGTCCGCCGCCGCATTGACGGGGTTCCTGGCTCGCACCGTGCCATCAAGCCCTCGCGTTATCCTTTGTCCGCAGTAGTAGGCAATCGCGTCCAGGGTGGGAGGCATGTAGACGAAGTTGTTCTCCGCCAACTGCGCCGACGGCTTGAGATAAGAGTTTGGGACCGTATCGACGTTGATCGTTACCCCAAGGATCGTCCCCACTTCCGCATAGAGTTGTGCCCACGTCGTCGTTCCTTCGTTCACCGTCAACTGCCCCGACCGATTCCACCACCAGTAGCGATCGTCAACGAGAGTCAGCAACGACATACTGACGCCAGACTGTCCAGGAACTGTCTGGGCCAATGGCCTCGGAGGAAGCATCCATAGGCTGGGGGAGATTCGCGATACCTCCCGGCCGTTCTGAGGGTTCGTCCATTGCATTACCAGAGGCTGCGCCGAGTACCCCGAGCCTCCATAGACAACGGCCCGTATCTGTGTCAACGTGTTGTCATCAACAAGCCAATGGCCCACCGCGAACCGTCCCGCATCACGAGGCCACCACAGACGACCTGGCCGCACGGGCCGATCCATCAACGTGTAAAGGTCGCGGAACGCCGTTGCCGATGGAGAAAGAGCTGGATACTGAAGACGTGAAAACTCGCAGACATCTCCTAGCGACAGGTTGCGCTCGATCCAGGAGACGGCTTCATTGGTTGGGACCGGTAGTGGTATACCAGCGTAGGAAAGAGTCAATTATTGCATCCCCTGATCCACGGACGCTTCATAGATCGCCGTAAACGTCATCAATGACTCGCCCCACTCGATGTCGTTCTTCTTCCTTCGCCGAGGCGATGTAGCCCGCCCCGGCCACAGAGGCTGCACGCAGAGGCCGTTGCCGTTCGCATCGACAGGAAGAAAGATCAAGAGCGCATCCCAGATGGCGGCGCGGAAAGCCAAGTGACCTCGCTGCGGGTCCGTGAGCCAAGACTCGGCGTCGCCTGTCGCATCCAAGGCATTGCGCGTCCTCACCCAGACTTTCAACATCGCCGCCAGTCGGCCATCCACGCGACCGCCGCCCATGACAATCGCATCGACCGGCCCCTCATCTCCTGGCCAGAGACACAGGTACTGCTCGGCAACCGTGTCCTCGAATTCTTCGTCTCCGTCCACAATGCGGACGTGCGAAGTGTCTTCTCGGAGGATCGTCGCCAACTGGTCCCGAACTGCAAGGACGATCAAATCAAGGCTAGATCGTACGACGGCCATTCTCGACAATATCCTAGGTGATTTTTCCCGCCCACGATAACTTGCAAAGCAAAATCAAGGCTGCTGCGAACCATTGCCCATCGCCAGGTCCACCCATGAACGCAAAGAATTGAGGAGGTTGCTGATTTCGCTTTGGCAGGTGCAAGATCGCCTAACTGGCATCATCATTTGAGGGTAGTTGTTGTACTGTCCCATCTGGCATTCCGTTTGTGCATAGATCGGCGAGCCGCATAAGACGCACTTGCTGACGATCTCCGCATCAAATTCATTCCTCATGGCTGACTCCTGACCTTCAGCAACACTGTCCCGCCAATGATGGTTGTCCCGTCCGACGTACCACACGTTACCGTCAAGACATAGTCGTTCAAGTCCGTTCCTGCCGAGATGCGGCACACCACGTTATTCCCCGAGACGCTTGGCGTCCCGATCGTCGGACCCGATGGACTGGATGACACACTCGGCGTTCCCGTCAACGTCTGCCCCTGATCGCGCAGTTCGGGTTGATCCCCCATGTTGAAGAGATAGACTCTGTTCTCAGAAGGCAATTTGACGCAAACTGGCATGGCCAATGAAGGAACCCTCTGATCTCCCGACAAGACAAACGTAGTGCTTCTCCCTGGAAGCCTAACAGTCGTAAGAGCCATGAAACGCCAAGCTCCTACAGGATAAGGTTGTCGTTTATCAGCGTGGACCCCGTATACGGGAACTGAAGTCCCAAGGAAGCCGGATCGAACAGTTGCCATAGGAGCTTCTGGAACTTGCCGCCATAGTTATTGGCCACCGTGACCGCAAACGTATCGTTGAGGATGAACTTGCTAGCCGGGTTCGTCCCTGCTCCACCCGAACCAGCAGAAAATAGCGCCGCAAGAGGGCCGCCGCGAGTAGACCCATAAAGCGGGGTCGGCACGACAAAGGCCATCCGGTCCAGCAAGACGCCATCAACCGCATTCGTGCCGCCGCCGAGAGCCGTCGTCACCTTCACGCGAAGACGGATCGTCGCCGGCAACAGTTTCGGCGTCACGAAAAAGCCATTCACCGCCGTCCATGCCGTGTTCGATAGGCTCGCCACGTTCTGCGTGAACGAATTGGCAATTGCCGCGTCGTTGTTGATCGTACTCGTTCCGTCGTAGAGGTCAAAGCGGACAATGCCCGTCTCGGCTGCATTCGTTTTCCTCATCCACAGGTTGATGCAGTACACCGTGTCGGGAGACAATCCAGTAAGCGGGAAGTACATCTCGTCCAGGAGGACGCCAGCTGTCTGCACGATTTGGAGCGAAGCAGCCAAATCGAAAACGGTCGTTGTGTTCTTCAGATAGTCCGTTCCAGCCGCCCCGATAACATAGGTCCATCCATCAGGGATGTTGGCTATCGTGTATGTCTCGAAACTTCCATTCGTAATCAAGTTCGGCGAGCCAGAAGCAGAATCAATCGCTGTCAGCGATCCCGACGAGGACGAACCCAATGGCCAATCCCATGCCAACGAAGTTGTCTCCGAGGCCGCCGATGCGTAATTGAACGTCTCTCGGTTCAACGTCCCTGAAGACAGTTGAGAGTCCGACGTGCAGGTCAGATTGATGGTCTCGTTGTACAGGTACTGCTGGTTCGTCCCATCTCCCCGAAGCGGGCTTACAACCAACACTCCGTTGCCGTTGTTCGATCCACCAGCCGTTGCCGTCGTCGTTATCGTGGACGGGTTGATGTAAAAGCCCCCTGCCTTCATTTGGCTGATCGCCAACGCCAGCGACTGCTGAAGCGTCAACCCCGTGAGCGGATTGGGTACCTGGTCCGCCGATGCGAGGTTGATGACCACGTTCTGAGCGAAGGTCCGGATCAAGTTCAGGGTGCCCTGGTTCACCGAACGCAACCCGTTGCGGAGCTGCGAGTAGATCGTGTCCGTCTGCGCCGCGATGTTCGCGTTCGCCTGGAAGTCGGCCACGATGTTGTTGATGTTGTCGTTCAGGTCGTTGATCGTGGGACCGGATGCCCCCCACGCCGACCCAGGGGACGGCGCGACGGTCCCAAGAAGGCCGTTGACGTTCCATAGGAGACCGCCAAGGTGGCCCCAGGTCTTGAAAAGACTGCCGTTTCCAGTGAAGGGGATCGTCATGGGTTATCTCACAAGAGCGTGGTGGTGAAGTCGGAAGTACGATATACATTCTCGTCAGCCGTAGTTATTGTCGTCGGCGAAGTCCCCATGCGGTATCCGTCTTCGCTTGTGATTGGACTAACAAGATAGAATGTGCAAGACAACGAATTGGCATAATGATAAGTTGTTCCATCAGCGTCCAATTTAGGAGATGAAGGCGACACAGAAAACCCCCCGCGCACTTCATTGGATTGGTTCTGCGGCATTGGCACAGGCAACAAAGGCTTCTTGCCAGCCCTCGACCCCCATGCCATTACCTTTTTCCTCATCACTGGCGCATGGAGTTGTACGAGAACGGATGCGTTGCCCGCGGAACCGGATACAGGCAATTGCAAAACGCCATCGTTCATTTCATACGATGACTGCTCACCATATTCGTGGTAAGGAGCTTTCTTCTTATGCTCGTCGCTCCACAAGTCCATATTGTTGGTAAGTGTAGCCACTTGCTGCCTCTTTAAGGTAAAGTCCTATCCACCACTGCGTTTCCAGAATCCATCGCAAGAGGAGGATTGACTGGCGTTGCATCTTGAGCCAACAACGCCGCCGTCACTAGCCTCTCGATAAAAGTCCCTCTCGTTCCGGCGCCTCTCGAATTGATCCGGTTAGGCAATCCCAAAGGAGTAACCGCGCTATGGTTTTCAGTAAGCACCCCCTTCGTGTTGTCGTCATCCGGGAAATACTGACCGACATTTGGAACATTAGACCAGGCAGCAAGACCTGCATAAGGCGCGCTAGCCAAAGAGGTTTTCTTGATGGCCCGAGCCTCTACAAACGAGCCTGCCAAATCATGCCGGACGACAATTTCGGTCGATGCCGCATAGTTGGCAACAACATTTACCATGCTGTCAAACCGCGCAAGCACGCACGTTATTGCCACGTCTTCCAGTTCTTTCCTTGGACTATCTGAAAACCCCCATACTCGACACACGACAACAATTTGCGTCTGAGGCACAATAGACGATACCAAACTGAACCCCGCCTTAGCCGCTGACTCTCCCGCTGTTATATCACTCTCTCTACTACCTCCTCCAAACGTAAAGAAATCCATAGCCGCCTTCAAAGCTCCACCAACAAGGCCTTCGATTGACAAATTATTTGCTGATGCTTCTTGCCACGCCTCGATGCGAGTCACTTCGTCCGATATGATAGAGAGCGCCAACTGTTTGTCGGTAAGCGCGTATTCGAGCGACGTTCCATCTTCCCCAACATGGACAGTGACAGCTGTCCTTTTCCATCCGTTGCCAGGGAGAGGATGAAACAAAGCCATTCTGAAATCGTCAGGCATTGCCCCCAAAAAAATTAGCCGATCCGCCCTGAATTGCGCCCGCCCCTCTATCCTGCGCGTTGAAAAGTAATCCTGGTCAATGTCTTCTGTCACTTTCCAACGATGAGACAACAATACGCAAGGTGTTGATTTGTATAAATAGGCTTCGTTCATGTACGTCTCGATGGCGTAATCCACCAAGAACGTCTTCGTACCGCTGATTTTCACCACGTCGCACGCCAATGGGAACGGCCCGTTATGAGCATCGCTTACCGCGGATGACCCGTTCGCATTGACCGAGGGAGATACGAGGATCGGTGTCGCGCCCACCGAGTAGGACAGGACGTTGCCGGCTTGCATCAACTTGTGCTTGACAGCCATGTCCGTTATGGGACCGAATACTCCTCGGGTCATTGAAGGGCTCGCCGCTACGACGGGATTCCCTGGTATGCCCGCATTGGAGATGGACCGGAAGCGATTGGCTCCAATGACCGGGATCGTCACCGGCACAAAACTATTCAGTTGCACTGCCGGCACTTGCTGCGGCGGAGGGTTTGCCCCTCCAAAAGAGTAGGCGTTGACCTCGGGATTGTAGATCCCGCGCACCCGCAAGCGATGGGTCGTCCAAAGGTAATCCGGACCTTGCCAGACAGGCTCACGCTCGTAGCTAAGCTCCTGGCATCGCAGCAACCCAATCCCGTTGTAGAACAGCGTTGACATCAGCGCGGGACCTCCGTGTCTGTCTCGCTTGCCCAATACCGTCCTGGATGTCCATACGAGCCATAGCCGCGGCGCGAGCTTGCTCCACCCGTTCCCGCAATGTTGCTCACGTCCATACTAGGACTGGCACCCCCCGCATAGTTCTCTTGCGGCGCTTCCCACACATGGGACCACTGAACCTTCCGCGGCGATGGCGGCACCCTTCCCTGGACGGCTTGTTGTCCTTGACCTTCTCTGCGATCCAGCAATTCTCTCAACAAGCTCAACACTTCTCCCTGTTCTCCTCGCCCCGGATTCGCCGGAGACAACCCCGAATCAACCGAGGACGCCGCCGGAGTCATTCCTTGTCCCAATCCCGAATCGGGCGTTATCGAAGGAGCTTCGTACCCAGCCATCGCCGCCGAAGGACTGCTTGCTGTCTCGTAAGGCGACGGCTGTACGCTTCCCGGCTCGTAAGGGACCGGTTGCGGCATCTCAAACGACGCCGCCTGTTGTGGGACGTCTTGCGATATACCCTTGAGAGCATCTTGCGTGGCTTCTGCCGCCGCCACCGTAAAAGGCTCCCCTTGGGCTGGTGCGGGCAATTCGGCTTGCTGGAGAGCATCCGCGACGCGGGAAGGCAGGTCTCCCAGCTTGTCACGCAGTTCGTTCAGCGTTTCGAGAGGAGAAGACATAGATCGCTATATCCTCCGGTTCTTTTTCACTCGCGATTCCATACGGTTCGCGTTCTCTTGGAATTCCATCTCGGATGCCTCTTCGGACGTACTTGCCAACGCCTCAAACCATTCCCGCGCAACGTCTGCTTCGCCATGTGCCAAACGCAACGCATTGATCGTGTCCCAGGCGCGCCGCCGATGCACTCTCCCGACGTTCAAAAGGAGACCGATGCGCTGCTCGTAGGTTGGTGGCCGTTCGTAAGGCCAGAACCCATAGGCGGCGCAGAAGTCGGAGTCGTCGGCATACTGCTCCGTTTTTTTTTGAGCCAGTCCTGGAACGCATTCCAGAGGTTTATCAGTTCGTCCTCGACCAACCCCGAGCCAGTCTCTTGATTGAACCTCGGCACTCCAAACGCCGTGGCTATGGCGTCGAAGTACCGCTCCGCCGCTGGCAAGGCAATCTCGGCAGAAGGAGACTTGTACATCTCCAGCAGGCCGTTCGGATCGCCTCCCATCATCGCCCGTAACTTGCGGTTGACCGCTGCCGGGTCCGCGTACAGGACGGGGCGACCCTCTCCACCAAAGAAAGGGCCAAAAACATGCTCGAAAATGTTTCGTTCTTCCGTCATGATACCTCACGAAATAGGCGGCAGTCCCACCAAGTTGCTGTCGTACAGCAGGGAGGCAATCGAATTGTTCGCCGATGGAGACAGCGCCCTCAAGGAGTGCCAGACTAACCGGCGCTTGTGGAATGTCGTACCCAGCGGCTCCAACACTTCTGGCCCAAGCAGATAGCTGATCGGATACCTTCTACCGACTTCCAGACCCGCATAGGTGGGTTTCGCCGAATACGGGAACTGAACGATCACCGGATAGGCATAACCCTCCGCGATCATCGCCGCGCCCAAATCGCCCCCCGCATTCTGTCCCTGGACTCCCGCCGGTCTCGGCACGGTCGCCAACAAGTTGTACGTCCCCATGTCCCACCGCGAAAGGTCCGCCGAGATGAATCCCTGCATCCCCTGGTAACTGGTGTCGATCGGTATCCGCGTTCCGCCAATGTCGTTGAAGACCGGTTCGTATTCGATGTTGTGCTGAATCCGCACCGACTTCTCTGCGGTGCCCAAGTAGCGTAAGGCGAAGTTTGTACCCACTCCGACAAAAATATGAGCCGGCCCTGTAACCCAAACTGAGGATGCCATTTATCTGCCTCCACAAAGCATGTGAGGGAAAAACTCACTTGCACCTCAGTTGATGCCGCCGACCCCTACCATCGCATGGTCGTACAAAGCCATCGCCCCCGAATCCAAATCGAGGTACTCCCGGCATCTCCACACGAGCCTTGTCTTCCGTGCTTGCGACCCCATCGTTTCAAGCCGGTCCGGCCCCGCCAACGTCGCGTTGAAGTATCGGTATCCCGCCGGCAAGCCGCGCACGGCAAAGATCGGCTTTCCCACATACGGGAACTGAAGGATCAACGGGTAGGTGAACCCCTCGTAAACCATGCTCGTACCAACGTCGCTCGGGAAGTTCATCCCTCTCGATCCTCCCCCCAACGCCGCCCGGCTGATTACCGCTGCAATCGCCGCATACACCGTTTCGTTGTACCTCGTCAGGTCCGCCGTAACCCACGACTCTTCCGCCTCGTACAACTCGTCAGCTGGAAGCGTCGTCCCCTGCTCATCGTCGTACCACGGCAGCCAGCCTCGAACGATTTCCACCCGTGGACACTCCTCGGCTGTGCCCAAATAGACAGGAAGAAGCGCTAGCCTTAGCAATGCACTAACGAGGGCCTGTGGCGCGGGCCTCTGCGGGTTGTTGCTCAGCGTCGGTCCCGGAGGGACTCCCTGTACAATCCCGTTGTCCGTCCATTGCAGACCCAATGAGGCGCCCAGCGAGGGGTTCGTGTCCGATGGAGGATTGAAGGTCGTCTTCAGCGACGCCGTAGTCGTTCCAAGCAACAACGCCCGCACCGGTTCGATGCCGACGTAAATATGGACGGGACCAGTGACATAAACGATCGCCATAAGCAATCACGGATTGAACAATCCACTCCCAAGGTCCAACGGAGGAACATCGTTCATGTCCCCTCTCTGGCCGACCAACCTTCTCGACTGCACGATGATCCCATTCCGGTTCGCCACATCCTGGGCGTTTTCGACATAATGGCTTATCCGTCCAGCATCCGCGGTTTCCTGGAACGGCAAGATCAACTCTCCCGTCCCCAACTGCTCCATCTTCTGCAATGCCAATTCCGCGCCAAGAGGCAGTCGGTGATCGGCAAAACGGCCTGGCCGCCGCGACCAAATCAGGAACATCGTCCATCCAGCCACGATTCCAGCAACTAATTGAAGAGCATTGCCTTGCAATGACTGAATATCCCCCGGCGCGTAGCGTCCCCCTCTCATGAGACGAATCTCGAACTCGCCCGACGCTTCGGAAAGAAGATCGGCAAGGATGGTGTTGTTGATCTGGTCGGGACGGGTAATGCGCTGGTTCTGATCGGAAAGGTAGTCGCCGACAGTACGCCAGTCATAGCGCTGCAGGAATTGAGCGGCCGTGCAGTAGCTTGAGTTCCCAGAGATCGGCGTCAATGGCATAGGTCATCGTCGTTTACGTCGCTTGTGATTCTTGATGTACCGCTTCAACTCAACTTCCGATTCCCTCCGGGAATTCTTCCGCGCTTCGGACAATGCTATCGCAACGGCCTGCTTCCTTTTCGTCACTTCTGGCCCTTCCTTGGACCCCGAGTGGAGCGAGCCATGCTTGAACTCGCTCATCACTTTCTCGATCTTGGCCTTGTTCATGGCCTAAATTCCCGTGATGAGGAAACCAGCATATTGCGCCGCCAAGACTTCCTTGAAGTTCTCCTCGCAGTGTCCGTCCACCCGCTCGTTGCGAGCGTCCTGGAACACCTTCACTTCCAAGAGGCCGCCGTAGTGGTAAATCTGGCAGGTCGAGAACGACGGAGCGCCATATTCTCCGTCAATCGAGCCAGGACGTGCGACGAGGACAGCACTCGCTCCCGAGAACGCAAAGTTTCGGTTCGTTGATGCTTCCACCAACGTTCCAGCATTCGAGGCTCCTGCTCCCGTGTACGTGTTGAACTCCGTGACGATCGGCGTGTTCTCGACAACAAACTCGATCCCCTTGTAATGCGACGGCAGACCCCACAACGCATTGATGTTCGGATCGAGTCCTTCCTTGAGGACTTTGAAACTGTCCGAGTTCTCTCGCATGTAGTTTGTCATCTCGGCCGACTTGCCGGCCTTGATCGCCGCATCCGGGTTCAACACGCATCGCAAGTCTTTCGGCAACACCTTCCCGTTAGTTTGCAGATAAATGTTGCGAGCTGCCTGGATCAAGCTGCCGTAGATGGCGTTGTAGTTTGGGCTGGCCGGATCGTCCGAAGCCGTTGCCCAGCCGCCAGCTCCCCCATTGAGCGTGTTGGACGTGGCAACCATGATCGATGGCCAGTTCGCCGAAGTCTGGAGCAAACTGGCGACGCGATTGGTCCGGTTCGTCATGGCCTTGGAAACAGCACTGGCCATATGCACGAGCTTCGGTTTCCACAGGTTAGCCTGCTCGATCGCCATGTTGCCCAACGTCCACGGGTAATCGCGGCGGAACGTGGCGTATTCGACCGTCTTGAACGGCACCTTGTGGGCGTCGCCGCGCGGGCGCTCGTCGCCATCGAAAAAGGCGAACAAGTTATCCGAAACGACCCGTGCCATTTCGTCGCGTCCCAACACGACGTAGAGCCCGATCGTCTTGGGACTAGGGACATACTGGACGTAACGGTTGAGGGGAAATTCGCTTTCGTTGCGAATGTACCCAATGACCTGCCCCGTGGATTCTGGGACAAAGCCATCTTGAGCGCTGGCGAACATGAATTGACTGGCCATCTTTACCCCTCAAAAAGCTTTCGCTGCTTCACGGTCAAAGATTACTCGTCCGATCCACGCTTCCTTTTGCCTCGCGTCTCGACAACGGGTCTGGCGATCGGAACGTAATCGAGATATTCGTGCGGCCCATTGATTGTCACGGGGTCGCCCTCGTTGGACTGCCCCCGGTTGCCCCGTTCAATCCGCGCCTCCTTCGCTTCGACATCCGTGACAATGACGGCGCACTTGCCCGTGTCCATCGGGACGCCGCCATAGCGGCTAAACACTCTTTTCTCGGTCCCCTTGAGCGAGCCGCCGCATTCCTCGGCAACCTGCCTGGCGTGATTCTCGTCCTTGAAAAAGCCGCCTGCGTCGTGCAACCGCTTGGCATAGCGTTCGTGATCAAAACCCATGACTGGTCCCTTGCTTGTCGTATTTGATTTGATTACCTAGGTAATCAAGCGGTCTCTCACTCTTTCAAGACACCAAGATTACAACTGCATCGGTGCGATGACTTCCACGAGGATTGCCTGACCAGCAACTCCGGATACCATCGCCACAGCTCCAACGATGTCAGTCTGTGTCGTTGTGGTAATCCCCATGCCCGTCGCGTCGGGCTTCAAGAAATCGCCTCGAGTCACCGTGCCGTTGATCTGCAACAGCACGTCCTTCTCGGGCGGACCGTGAATGTTCAAGTCCTCGCCGGCAATGGCGGCTCGACCCGTCGAGTCGATATAATCGACTCGACGTGCCCCGACCTGGCTGATCCCATAGGGACGAGAGCCTGCCACAGCTTGAAGCACTCGGCCTTCCGCCGAAATGCCAACGATGGTCGTGAAACGCATCGGGTAAATGTCGCCGTCAGCGGTGCGCGTAAAACTTGACATGTCTCACTCCTTAAAGCAGCATCAACGCTTCCCGAGGTACCAATTTCTGAGTTGGCAACTCGTCTTTTTTTCGTTTCTTACCCGCCTCTTTGTCTAGGTCAACAACGCACATACCATCCCTGGTGAAACGATAAACGCCCTCGTAGCTCCTTGCCCCTTCCATCACCATCACCCGAGACCCAGGGGCAATGCCTTGCGCAGCATCCATAACGGACCCCTAGTATTTCGCGTAGAAGCCCCCGATGTAGTCGAGAGACCCTGCTGCCGTCAAGTTATCCGCAATGAACAAGACCGGATCGCCCGCCCGTCCCGCGGCAAAACCGCCCAACACATTGCTCGCCATGACCTGCACACGGTTTGTCGATGCAACCGTTTTGGTTGTCCACTGGATTTGCCCCGATGCCGCATGAGTGCTAGTCGGCTGGCCAAACCAGAACACCGGCGTATTCGCCAGGACGATCGCGGTATAAGCGCTGGTGGGGTTCGGAAGCGTTGTCGCAAGAGTCAGCGTCGGCGCTGCGTAACTCGATACCTTTGACACAAACCACGTCCCATCGGCAAGCTGGAACGCCACGAAGTCCGTATTGGCAATTCCCGTGTCAACTCCCGTGGCGACACTCTGTCCCGAAGCAGTCGTGTAGGCATAGTTCGTCGAAAGGATTCCAGGATCGTAGGCAAGCGTGATCGTCGCGGTGTTCTTGGCGCTGACTGCCGTCGTGTAAGTCCAGTTGATCGGCGTCATCAGATAGAGGTTGTGAGCCGTCGTACTCGTCGTATATACGAGGTCTGTGACGTGCGTCGTCCCCACGGAAGGCGTTCCCCACGTGGCTTGACGCAACAATGCCGAAGCGCTGGGATAGGGAAGCGGGACCGGTCCGCCGATCGAGAACTGCTGCGGACCGACCGATGGGTTCTCTGGAAGAGTCCCCGGCGGAACCAAACGGACAATTTGCGTCCCCGCTGTTATTCCATAGACGCCAGGGAACGACCAGGCACCAAAGACCGACAATCCACTGAAAGGCATGGCTCACCCCACCACGTTTGAAACTCGTTGGCGTTATCGGCTCGTGCGCTGCTTGACAGCGTAAATCTTGCACTCTTCCCAAGAAGGGTCTTTCCCCGTCTCTTTGCGCCGGTCCCGCATGTACTTCTGAGCAACCTCGAAGTCATCCCGGCTGTCTTCCTTGAACTGGTTCTGGGCCGCAGACCCCATAGAGAGACCTGAACTCCCGACAGCAGTGTCGATCATGACATCGCCACGGTGCCCCGCTGTCCTCCGGTAATTGACCTTGATGTCCGCGATGAGGTCGTTGAACTCGTTGTCATCGTAGTTGCGTTCATCGCAACGCTTGAGCAACTTACCAACGTCGAACTCGTAGCCGACCCCTTGAAGGCGAAGCAGGTTCTTTTCGTAGCGCTCCAGCCTAGCCCGCTTCTCCTGGACGGCCAATCGTCCTCGATGCTCTTCGAGTTGTCTTTCCAGCTCGGCAATCCTAATGGTCTCGGCAGGAGTTGGTTTGTCCGATGACTTGCTCATGCGTGCTGGTACCTCGCCCCCGGCAGGGACTTTCGTTACGCCAGCGCCACCAACCGTTCCGTTCGTGGCGCTTGGATACATGGCCATGTACTTGTGGTGCATACCGCACTTGTGGTAATGGTCCATGCACCGGATGAACTTTTCGTGGAACTCCGGCTCGACACCTTCTGGATGCTCGCTCACCATCGGGCCGCCCTTTTCGGCTCCATGCGCCGGCGGGTCGCCTCTTTCCGCTGGATCGGTCGCCGCCGGGTGCGCGCCTCGGTCGTCAATCGGCTTGCGTTCTTCTGCCATGTCGGACTCCATCATGTATCGGACCACGCGGCCTTGTTTGCCGTACACCCACTGACCAAGATCCAGTTTCGGCTCCCTCCGAAGAAGCGAAATCGGCGCTAGGATCTTGTCTTTCGGCCAGTATTCTGGACTGACGTTGGGATACGTCTTCGCTTCTTCGTACCTGTCTCCCCGAATGTAGTAGGTCGCCTTGATGACCCACTTCTTTTTGCTTTCGTCCCAAACGACCTTGAAGTGCCTTCCGTACCCTTCGTGAGGAGGCTGTTTGGTTTCGTCCTCGCTGTCGTTCGTATGGCCGAAGGTTAGCGGACACAGTTGCCCTTTCTTGTCCCTGGCATTCATCTCCTTGGCGATCTCTTCGAGTTTCTCCTTGTCCACCTTCTCGATCACTTCGCCCTTCGTACCTTTCCGTTCGTGTTCCATGAAGCAAACGCGGCCTTCTCGCTTCACCCATTTGGAAGAGTCTTCAAAGTCAGGAAGGTCGCCGCTCATTCCAGCATTGTGGGCAACAACGTCTAACAACGCAAGAGGATTTTTCTCAAGATTGAGAAAATGCGCAGAAAGCTTTCCCAAAATTGAGAATACTAGACATTGTTAGACATTGCAAACGAAAAGAGCCAGCACTTCCAGAAGTGCTGGCTCTTGCAAGTGTCGATTTCATCAGACGGTCAAGGAAAGAAGCGGAACCCTTCCCTCGCTCGCTTCTCCGGATCGCGGTAAGCCGGACTCGCTGCGGTCATCCTTACGAACGTGCCCTCCCTCCAGCCATTCCGCCAAACCCATTCCCCCTTCGAAGACGCTCGATAGAACTCCTGCGCCTTGCTCTCCGTCACGAGCGGAGTCTGATAGAACGCTCCTCCCTGTATCTGAATCTCCAACACCTTCGTCTCGCTGTCGTAATGCGCTTTCTCGATCCAAGCCGATTGCGGCGTATTCACCCACTCTCCCATGTACAGGAAAAGGAATTCCTCGTCCGCGTCCAGCACGTCCGAGACATCCGGGGCCTCGGGGATCGCATGAGGCAAACGGCTCTTTGGTCTCAACCCGCGGAAATCCTCAGCCGTCGCTGGCTTGGGGTTCGGCGACGACACTTCGCGAAACAATCCCCCAAGCACTCTCTTGCCTAACCCAAGCACTTTCCGAAAGTCAAACCCCATAAACCACCTTCCAAATTAGCGGGAAACTAGCCAGCCGTGGTGCCTTTCACTTGCCTTTCAACGGCCTCCAATCATCGACAGTTTCCTTACTGGTGTCTCCATTCTCTATCCAGTCCTTGAACTGATCCATCAGCATCGGCACCATCGACCCGAACCCTTCCCACCCCGACGAATAGCAAGCCAAGTAGCCATCCTTTGCTTCCTTTGCGCTCAAGAATCCAACCATGCACTTGTGTTCGTCAAACTTTCCTCCCGACTTTAACTGGTTGATGACGAAGACAATCTCGCTCTCGGGATGAGGTCCAATGAATACGTCAATGTGGTCTCCGTCTGCTTCGCTTTCCGTCCTCTTGATGTATCCGTAATGGTGCGCCATCTTCACCGACCATTCTTTCCCGTCCTGCGTCTTGCCGGAACGAGTCACCCCCTTTGGAGTCTCAATCGTGATCGGCAACCCCTGTATCTGCACATGACCCTTCTTGTAGTTGCCAGCCTCTTTCTGGGCTTCGGTCGGTCTTCGTTCCACTTCTTCAGCTGCTCTTTCGACACCTGGCTCAGGCCCCATCGGACCGTAGGCCAAAACATCGCCTTCCTTGACGAATTGCATTCTTCCTGTAAGTCCCGCCGGATCCTGTGCCTGAACCCGATAACGCTCTTTCTCGCCTTCCTTGTAAAACGGCATAGACAACGTCGCATCCGGCAGGTTTCCTCCGTTCGGTCCCAAACTTCCAGGCAAGGGAGACTGCAACGCCGCCTGCGGCAGCAACGCCGCTTGATCCGCCTGATTCAGGACTTCGTCACCCTCTTGCGGGTCGCTCAATCCCGTTAACCCTCTCACTTCTTCCTCCTTGAACGACACCCCCATGCTGTAGGCCGCCTCCGCCGCCGCCATCTTCTTAGCTGCCTCCGGATCAGCCACGTTGAACGCCCATCGCGCCGGGATGTCCGCCCACTCCGGGAACGTCGCCTCCTGCACCGTCTTTACCCAGTCCTGCGTGTAAGTGTCCGCCAGGTTCTCCGCATCGAACTTCGTAATCTGAAACTTCGTGTCGCGCTGGAAAGACGTGTCGTGCGTCCCTAGCCCCTTTGCGTCACTCCGGCTCGACCCAGCCTGCCCCACAACATACCGCTCGGCCTGCTCCTCGATCTCCCTCTTCAACGCCATTAGCGCTTCCGCTCCAGCGATCGGCGTCTCCAACCGATCCACCCCGCCTACGCCCTGTCCCGACTTCCCTTGATGCCACGGCACTAAGATATTCGTCTTCCGGATGTTCTGCTTCGCCAACAAGTTCACTTCGTCAAAGCTCTTCTTGTTGCCCGCCTCGAAATACCAGAGCGTCAGACCCATGCCCACCCGCTCGTAATACGTCACCACCCAATCGAGATACTCCGTCTTCAAATGCCAGAACCAATACAGGACGTCCCGCACTCCCACGCCGTGGATTGCCTCCGCCCTCTGCGGATCAAAGAACTCGCCAGCAATGCTGACGTGAGAATGGATGATGAACCGATCCCGCCAGTATGGATCGCGCAAGACAAGACCGTAACTGCCTCCGGTCGTCAGCGTAACCTCGCCAGGCTCTACCGGGTCTTGCGACCGCGGATCGAAGACTTCCGCTCCTTGATCCGCCAGTCTCCGCGCCATTGGCGAATAGACAAGGATGTACGGCGTCCCATCCCACTTGTGTCCGATCGAATCGCCGTGGACCGGCTGATGCTTCTTCACGACTTGACAACGACGACGTTGGGTCCGGGAAGTGACAACGGCTGGCGCGCCGTTAGCAGCAACTGCTCCCACTCCACCAGCTCCTTGCCACGCTCCTTCGCCTTCTCCACCACCGAAACCCCCTTCATTTCCGCTTCCAGACAACTCAGATATTCCTTGAGCGTTCGGAACACCCGGCACGCTTTGCTTGAAGTTGACGTTAGGCAAGTCAAGTTCCTTCCACTCGTATTGCCGCTGCACTCCGTGGCGTCCGTACCAGATGGCATCTTCGGCTGCGTAGTGGTGACGCATGAGATAGGGAGTCGCCCGGAAGATCCGCATGAGTCCATCTTTCAACGCCTTCTGATAAGGGTCTTTCTCGTCATCGACCTCGATATGCCACTTCTGACTGGCAACCGCCAACTTCCGCTCCTGCATCAATGCCGCCAAGAACACGTCCCGCTCCATCGCCATCGCGTTCTCTCGGCTGTTCCTCCGCGCCTCGTCCCACTGGTAATGGAAGTACGTCTTCTGCGCCCCGGACAAGACGGACCCGAACTGGTAGACGTGCGGGATCGCTAGGCCGTCTCCCGCGGTCTCGTAACCTTGATCTGTATCACGATAGGGAAGGCCATCCGCCCCGAGGATACGCGGCTGCGCAAACCCCGGCGGAGGCCCGAAACCGTTCATCGGCTGTGGCTTGAAGATTGGCATTTCGCCATATTAGCACAACTTCGATTGGGTGGAACAAGAAAAGGACCGAACGGACACTCACCCCTTTACGATCATCTCGCTCAGTCTTTCGCACCCAACCCTCGACTCGAACTGGCCGCAAGCTAAGAACGTCCTGGGGATCATCGGATACCTTGTCACCAACGCCAACCCATGCGGAGTCGGCTCAACCATCATGCTTGGCGGCGAATGCCGACACTCTCCGTTATCCATGTCCTCCGCCCCGTCCTGCATCTTGTTCCGATGGAAATAGACGCATGGACCGCACGTCGCTTGAATCATCGTAGCCCCCCTATGACCACTGTACCAGTCATCCCGCACGTCTTCTCCCATTCCCTGGCAAGGCAATCCAGTTCGTACAAGGCTTCCATTGCCTTCCTCTCAGCATTCTCGTCATGACCAGTCTTGAAGATGGCATGTATCCTGTTCCTTCGGTTTGGCAGGACTTTGCGTACCACGATGCGGCTATCTCTTGTCATCATTAACCCCTTTCAGAATCCTGATCGGTACCAAAGTGATTTTCCCATCCGTCATATGCACACTTTCCTTTCGTTATATTCTCTCACTTTTCTTGAAATCCTCCCGCGCTGCGACCCGCTCATTTGCTCCATCAGACCCGCCAACTGTTCTCCTTCTCTATCACCTATTTTTTGGGACCACTCCCGACAGAATGTGGCGCTAGATTTCTCCGTGTTGCCGTCCGCCAAAACTATGTGAAGAGATCCCCATTCCCCATAATGCACGCATCCTTGAACGGTGCTATCCTCCTGATAGGACGCGAACCTACCTATCAACTCAGGAGTCAGTATAACTTTCATACCGCTCTTATCCTCATGTTATTTTATTAAGAATTGACACTTCTGAATGGTGGACATCACAATTAAAGCAAGGATCGCTCCGGACGCCACAATGATAATCGCCCAAGCCCTGTATCTCCAGTAGTGTCTTGTCATGCAACATTATCTCTTGTTCCTCCCTTTGTCACAACGGGTTTTATAACCGCATCAACCATAGTAGGGACCTCGCCTACTTGGACGACAGGAAAGGACGGATGATATAAACGAATAAACCAACAAGCGTACACAGAGTTGTAATTAACGTCAGCTACTTCCACGTCATCCGGCAGCCCCGGCCACAGGATGACGTTCTCCACGTCTCTGAAGCGCAACCTAAACATATCAAATACGCATTGCTCGTCTAACGCCACAACTTTATAACGACGCTCTCTTGGTCCATTCATAGCATCACTCGCTTCCTGTTCTAGCAACCTCCACCTTCGACGCTCTCGGGTCAACGACAACTATAATTGTGGCATCTTCAGAAGGAACGATTTCAAACTTGGCGCGCACATCTTCGTCCGTAGAAAAAGACCGCGCCTGGCCAGTCAGTTCAGGAACAAATGGCCCATCCCCGAAATTCCATTTGGTCATCGCACCACTCGCTTTCTGTTTTTCCACAATTTGCTTTGCAGAGGACTTTGTTTCAGGTGGTGAAAATGCACTACCCGGAAACACTCACTTAGACAGTTTCGGCCTACCTGTCCCCTCGAATGCCCCTAACAACTCGCTGCGCGGCGCATTGGGCAGCGGTGCCCCCATGATGACCCGCTCGCCTTCAAGATAAGCCAAGTTCAGCGCGTCCATGTCGTCCGGCGAACGCCCTAACCGCCGCTTCATCTCTTCCTTCTTCTCAACCTGACAGCGACCAGCTCCATCCACCTTCCATGTAACCGACAACGCTTGCTGCTTCAAGTCCTGCCTTGCTTTCGCTGGTAGTCTTGCAAGCCCCATCTGGCCAGTCCGGGCTTTCTCCGCGGCCGCAAACCACAACTCTGATCGCTTGTTCGGATAGTCCGCCGGCCAACGACTCATGTTGCTGCTCGAAATCCCCTTGAAGTAGTAATCCCCCGCTTGGTCAACAACCCCTCCCCCGAGGCCGTCCACGTCGATCTTGACCAGGATGTCCTCCGGTTTGATGTTCCATTCCGGTTCACTCTTCTTGAGATAGGAACACCACTCACGGCACAGCTGCTTGCACCTTCCAGCGGTCTGGTCCAATCCCCATCCGTTCACGGACTGATGATAGAGAGAAACCGCCCCCTGGCGGACATGGAACGTCGTGTAGTCGTCTCCGAACCGCGCCGGGTCGCAACCTATCTCAACGAGCGTCCCCCGCTCAATCTTCGGTTCAAGCGCCTCCGCCGTCATCCAGTCCGCATCGCTCCATACACCGTAGGTCCCCTGCGAAGGCCAGCGGCCTAAGACCTTCCCCTCGAAGAGAGGACCAGGCCGATACCACTTCGGTTCAACGCCCCTCTCAGCGCAGAAATCCAACGGAGGCCATTGCAGATCGGTTAGCTTCGCTTCCCCCTCTTCGCACGGCGTACACCACTGTTCAATCCTCTCCTGAACCCACGATAGGTCGATCGCTTTCGGGAACGGTTTCGGTAGTCCGCGGAGTTGTGCCGCGACGTTGGGATGATCGAGGGCACTGATGGTGATTACGTGCCAGTTCCCTAGAAGTTCATACTGTCTTGCGGGCGAGGCCGGGTCGGTCGGATTCATGATTGCTAGCCAACGGTTCTGCTGTCCAGAGGACAGCATACCCTCGGCCGCAACCCAGAACTCCGGCCCGATCCCCGTAGCTTCCTCAAATAGCACGAAGAGATTCTCTTCGTGACGCCCCTGGAAAGCATCAGCATCAACCGCCGTATAACCGGCCGCATGATGACCTGGGTTGAGACGCCCGTCCGCGAAATGCGCCTCGATACGCGGCGCTTTCGGCAGCATGTCGCGGCCACGCCTCTGAAGACGCACTTCTTTCCAAGTCAAATCATGCACTTGCGCCGCTGTTGGTGCAGTCGTGAGAGTGAGACTCGGGTCGAAACTGTCGAAGTGCCAGGAAATGAGGCCGCCAGCTAGATGAGTCTTTCCGACCCCGTGCGAAGCTTTTACGAACACCCTCGGATGATTCAGGACGTCCAGGGCGACTTCCTGTTGTTTCGACCACCATTTCACGCCGAGAACGTTCTCGGCGTATCCCAACGGATCATTCGGATAATGGTGCGGATTGAAGCCTGGTCGCAATAGAGCATCCAATCGAGCATCCAGTTCCTTCGCTGTGTTAAGCAGGGATGACCGCGACATCTCCATTCCCCTAGTAATGCAATCCGAAATCTGTTGCATAGTATCATTACTACTGCTATCATTACTAATGATAGCAGTAGTAATGGTAGCATTATTCCTGATATAGGTCAAGATATGCAAGTAATCTCGTTGAATTGTTGCCGTTGCGGACACGACTGGCCGCAACGAGGGGAGAAGCGCCCTTTGCGATGCCCTAAGTGCGGATCGCCCTACTGGTCGGTCCCGCGCAAAAAAAAACATCATGTCGTTTCGACGAGTGACAAAAACTCAAGTTGCGTTCCTAATGCCTAGGATAGCTCCTGCGGGACTCTGTAGTCAAACGCTTCGCGTGCCGTTTTTGGCATAGATCGTTCGCCTAACGCAATCCTAGTCGTTACAGTTCGTGATTCAGTTGCGCGGAACGAAACGCAAGCTGCTTGATTACCTACGTAATCAAACAGCGCGATTACCTAGGTAATCAAAAATGAGAAGACACGGCCACCATATCATTCGGAATTTCGACAAGCGTTCGACAAGCGTTCGACAAGCGTTCGACAAGCGTTCGACAAGCGTTCGACAAGCGTTCGACAAGCGTTCGACAAGCGTTCGCTGAACGCTTGCTGAACGGCACGACCTGATGTTTAGAAGATGACGGAAAGTGCAGCTAGGTAATCGCGTCTCTTGATTACCTAGGTAATCACGAATCGTAATCACGAGGTTTGATTACCTAGGTAATCAAGAATCACCCATGACCGTTCCCGTTGCCGTTCCCGTTGCCGTTCCCGTTGCCGTTCCTCTCGGTGCCGAACAGTACGGGCAGTGGTTTCTCCGCGTTCTTCGCTTCCAACTCAGCCGTCTTCTCTTCAACTTTCTTCAGTATCGCTCTTAACTCCTGATCAGCCGAAGGGAACAAACCAACTAGCTTTGCTTCCGAGTCGAGGGTAGCCAGCGCGATCTTCCAGTCACCTTCCGCCATACACTTCGCATAGAGATTCCTTCGTTTTTCCAAGTGATCCCGGATCATTATTCGCCGCTTCTGGCGACAGCTTTCCGCGATCATCCGATCCACGCGCAACATGTAACGCCATATCTGCCCATTGCTCAGCGGATTGTCCCCCGGACCCAATTCCCATGCCGAGCCGACTTTTTTTTCCTCAGAATGCACGAAATCGCGTACGTCCCAGATTCTCGCTCCGTCTAGGCGCATACGGAGCAGCTGGACGATTCTTGCTTCGATTTTCGCTTTACTGGCGCGTGGTCTTTTGGCTCGTGCCATGTCTCATACTCCGTGCGGGTTGTGTCCGAAAGAAGTATACCACGGCTAGAGCGGAAATGGAATCAGCCGAGTATCTCTACTCGGCTGATGGGTGGAGTGGTATGGGGCGTGGTCAGGCTAAGGCTGGTTCGGCCCATAGTTCTGGTCGCGCGGGATTGCGGCCGGCGTAACTGTGTGCGTCGTCATCGGACATGCCGAGTTTGCGAGCATCCTGGTATCGGTACTGAAATTCTGCCCACGACGCAAATTCTTTTTCGAGGCCTGTGTGTTGGACGATTTGTGGCGGTTCAGTCCCATCCTCTGCTTTCCATGTGAGCTGGGCTAGTTGTAGCCTAGCTTGTCGAGCGCATTCGTGTTCGGTTTGTCCGTTGTAGCCGCTGCCGTAGAGGACTCCGTTGCAGCGAATCCCAAGCTCGTCGCGGATGATTCGGCTATTCCACCCGTGCGGGGTTCTCCAGCATAGTATGGTGTGGTCTCGCCAGGACATTAGGATCGGGTCGTAGCTGCCTTGGAGAGCGGCTTTGATTTCTCTGGCCGCGGTTTGCTTTGCTTCGGCGACCGTCTTTCCAGAGGATTCCCATCCGCAGTATTCGAGAGTGATTTTCTTCATGTTTCAACCTTGTGAAAGAGAGGGGGAACCCCGCGCGGGGTTCCCCCGGTTGTAGTTGGTCTAGGAAACAGTCTGGGCGAACCTGATATTGCATCCGCTCGTGCGGACTGCGTGGCGCATGTTGCGATAGCGGGCGATGTCAGCCAAGTGGTCTATCTCCCTGTCTGTAAACGGCATAATAACGCCGATGCCGTGTTCTGCGATGACGGGGATTGCCGCGAAAGCTTTGCTTGGTTGGATCACCAACGTAACCTTTCCGTCGCTTCCGAGTCCGGCGGCCAATTTAGCTGAGCGGTGTGCGTCCAGGGTAATGCACACGGAATCTTTTTCGATCATTGGGATCACTTCCCCTATTTCGGGGTATCGCGTGATTCCCTCGGGGAGCGCTTCGGTGACGGTACTCTTTCCCTTCGTGTATCTCACTTCGCCGTTTACCGTTACGACCTGATCTTTCCTATTCGCGTTGCACGCGCCCGAGGGAAGCGGGACAGGGAGGAACGGGACATCGCCCTCGCATTGCACAGGTTTGCACGCGAGGATAACCGAGTCGGTTGCGACGGCCCAATGGGGCGAGTCCGCCTCGTGATCAGAGGGAGGGAGTAGGCAGACGACCGACGTCGCGCCCGCAAAACGTGATGAGTCGGAGCGAGATGCTATCTCGCCCAGCTTTACGCCAGCTGGGATTCGGACTGTGTAAGTTGTCGCGCTCATGATTCTGACCTTTCTGCATTGTGGTGTGAAGTAGTTGGAAAAGCCTCTTCCCGTTCCCGTTGGCTTACAGTGCCATTGCCGTCTGCAGAGCCACTTGCTTTAGCTCGTCGCGGTCGCCAGCCAGGGCGCTCTCGAGTCGGCGTGATAACCTATTCATCTCGTCTGAAGCCTGACGCCCAAACGTGTTGTGGTCGGCGTGTTCGGTGATTGCGTTGAGGCATCCCCACGCGGTCCCGCGCGGATGACACCTTTCGCTCTCATATCGAGAGAGTATGTCGTCCATGATTTCGCCGCGCCGTTCGATCTTCTTTTGGAATGACTTTGCCATCAAATCGCGCTGCGCTTGGGTCTCGGCCAGTGTAGATGCTAGTAGGTCAGCTCCCATCGATGCTTGTGCCTCGGTCACATCTAGCACGGCATCCAGGACATCGCTCGCATAGTGGTGGATGTCGCATGGTTTTGTGGCGAGGTGTTCCCCGGCGACGCGGAATTCCTCGAAGCCCTTGACCGCGACACCAAGAGCATTCTGAGCTGAACGGATCTTGTCGGCGATGTCACCGGTGTGGCGGATCGAAAGTCCCTTTGAGCGGTCTTTCGCCGAAGTTCGGAGGGTATTGTTACACTCCACGCGGACTGCGGTAGGATAGCACCATGCCGCGCCGCTCCCATCGTGACGGTTAGTGAAAAGTGCGTAGGGTTCGATGGTGTCGCCATTGACATGAAAAGAGCGATCCGGCATCTTCGCGAGCATCCACACCGTTTTCCCTCCGTGGAGCGATCCGGCGCTCTCATACTTCGCGCCATATTGGGCGAGGACCCCATCCAAAAATTTGAATCCTTCGCTGTTCTGGATTGGCTGGTATCGACTTCCGACCGCGCCCAAAAAAGCGCCCGTATCCTGCCGGACGATCCCCCAGGCCTCCGCGCCCTTGTACCCCTCGCCCCACGGGTAGGACAGCTGAATCTTGCCAACTTGCCAGTCCATGTGGGCCAGACGGATCGCTTCTTCTGATGTCATCGCGCCGCTTACGGTCGTCCCGAGTCCATGCCAGGGGAGGACACCGACGAATGCAGCGGCGACCTTCCCGGTCGTCGTGTCCAGTCCGGCGCGAGCTATGGCCGCCCCCATGATGACATCGCGCTCATTCTGAGGGAGTGCCATAACCAGAGGACGAATCCGCTCAGCGTACATGGCGTCAGTCTCATCGCGCATCCGTCGCAGCTCGGGTCGATAGCCGCAGCGTATCATCTCTCCGGGATCGGACAGGCCGGCCACGAAGTTGATAGCGCTCGTGTCGTGCTGCTCGGACAGGACGAGGAGGCCAGTCCCGTTGCCGTTGCTCTGTTCGGTCTCATTCAGGATGTCTTCTAACGTGTACATTTTTCAACCCTTTCTACATTGTGAAGTGTTCTTACGAGTCCATCAACGTGAGGGACTCTATCTCCGTCTCATATCATTACTCCCACTCCCCCCGGCGAACGAATCCAATGATCGCCATCCTCTGCTGAAACATGCCCTAGGTCGCGGTACAGGTATCCGTCGTCGCCGACCAGCACTACTTCGCGGTCTGAGTACCCTCCCTGGTCGTGACATGATTCCTGATCGTTGGCAGCGCATAGCACTGCCGCCCGGATGGTCCGATGCCTGTGGCCGCAGCAGCCTCGCACACTGCCATATGTCGTGTATTTCATTGTCGTTTCTCCTGTGTAAGTTCCCGCCCCTCGTGTGAGGGGCGGAGGTAAAGGGCGATTACTCCCCAACCAATATCAGGTATGTAGCGCGCCGGGGCGATAGCCGCAGCCATATTCGGAGGCTGGCACTAGGTGCACCATACCTCCGTCCAGCTGCTCCCACGCCCATCCTGGCACGTCGGGGGCTAGTGCGTGCTTGGTGGTTATCGACGCGGGACCACGTCCGATAGTCTTCCAACTAGTCCAATCTGGCCGAGGGGCCGGCGTTAAAGAGAGCGCCGGAAACCGACCTATCGCAGGAACGTCGATAGTAAGCCCCGACTGCTGGGCCTGTCGCTTGAGTTGCACGACGATGGCCGACCACTCGAAATCGGCATACTCGGGGTCGAGATTGACGCTGCCGACGGAAGATGGATGCCCTTCCATGGGTAGATGGGCATATGCGCGGCCCTGGAAAACCTCAAACGTGACTTGTCGGTTCATGTCTTCTCCTTGTTAATGGTTCCCTCCCCTCGCGCGAGGGGAGGGTGGAAAAGGGCGATCAATCCTCCGATGTATCCGTCGCTGGCTAACCTCGCACGGTACGGAATCCTAGTCATCGTCATCGTCCGGCTTTTCTAGAGAGGCCACCAGCTCTCGCAGGCGCTCATTTTCCGCTTCGAGGACGCGAATCCTTTTCTCGCGGTTTTCTTCTTTATCCTTTCTCGCCCGCTCCGCATCCGCGATCCGCTCGCTTTCTAGTCTTTTCGACTCGATTCGCGCGAACTCACAGGCGCGATCGGCTGTGATGGACGGGGAAAGTCTGACGATGGGATCGGGGCACGAAGAAGACCACGTTCCAAGAGAAACTTCTCCAGTGACACAATCCTCTAAAAGCACTGCTATCTCCCTGGAGTTTTTGTCCGGGGGAAGCAATTCGCGCGCCTGTGCCTCAGTAATCGTTACCGTTGTGAGATTATCACATGGGTAATTTGGGCTGGCTGGGAACTCGTTCCCCTCCGGTAGACGCCACGCGCGCAATAGGTCTAGCGCTTTCGTACCTTTGTACGATTTGACGCCTTTCAAGCGAAGTTGCAGTGTAAACATGTTCAGTTCTCCCTTTCTAATGTGAAGTGTTCTCGAGTCCCGCACGTTGCGTGGCTCATCTCCTCATCTCTTTGAATTCCGCGTAAATCGGATCGTCGGTGTCGGCATCCCGGCCGATGTACTGTTCTTCGCGCCACTCGCACCACAGGCAAGCGACCTGCATAGCCTCTATGTGCTTTCCGCGCCGGCCAAGGGACTCGAGCGCTGCGGCTAGCCTATCGTGGAGCATCTCTAGATGATCTCGTGTCATCGCGACACCTCGCTTGTTCGGACCGTCTTGCCGCGTCCGTTAAGCAGGCGGGCGCGGGCACGACGGCCATATCGGGACAGGAGAGTCAGCGCATACGACCGTCGTATGCTCGCCGTGTACCATGTCTGCCATCGACCGTCGATGTAAACCTGGATGGTGTACGTCATGATCCTGCCCTCCGGATGTAGGTCTCGCGCTCGACTTCGGCCAGTAGGAGATGTCGCGCCTTGTCGCGCGGAGACTCGTCCCACCAATTGAGGAACCATCGACAACCGGCCGGATCGCCCAAACGAAAGCAAATCTCGTGGCAAATTCGAGCGAAGAATTCTTCGACTTCGGCGACGGTCTCCAGTCCATCTCCTTTCCACCCGCAGTACCCGAGGACACAGGCCGCTTCGACGGGCCAATCCTGGACGCATTGGAGAGGGGGCGGGGTCGTGGTCGCACCCTGAAGCAGCCGGGCGTCGTCGTGGAGCAAACCACGACCCAACGCATCGAGCGCCTCGTTGGACAGAAGAGGTGCTATCCCCTTACGCCATACTTTCCGCCAGCTTGCCATAGTCCTCACTTCCTTTCTTTTTTTTCGGTTCTCAGCGACACGAGAAATAGTATTGCATCAACCATGCCAATTTGCAAGGTTATTTTCGTGATTGCACGCAAAACCTTGTTTTTACTGTGTTTGCGTGCAATCCGGATATTGGCTATTTGCTACACGAGATGGAGGAAATGTTTCCAAATGCTTACAAGTGTAAACTTACATGCTAAGCAAAGTTTACAATTTCGCCGGCTGGTTGCGTATACTGTAGTGGTGGTAGTGACAACGGCCTGTCAGTTGCCGACGGCCTCGACAGATGATCTAACCTCTCGGTCCGGCCGAAGCTTGACTTAACTGGACTCACTTACAGTCATGGCGATTTGTTTACTCATGTACGCTTCCTTATTACTGGACATGGATCCATGTGAACGATATATCACATGTACGCATGGCTTGGTGTACATATAGTCATTTATACATATGGCCATATGTACGCCTGATCACTCCTTCGCCCGCTTCTTCGCCTTCCCACCCATGCTCGCTATCTCGCTCCTACGTGCCGGCGTCAACTTACGCGACCGCGCCGGACCACCCTTCTTGCCACCCTTCTTGCCTAACTTCGCAGCCGCCGCAGATAATGACTTCCTCATGGAAACCCAGCCTTTCATATGGTATTCTGCTTGAACGCTCAAGCTAGCCAAGATATAGTGAAGGTGCTGCTTGAACGCTCAAGCCAATATACCAGAACGGATGCTCTATGTCTCCAAAGACTTTTTGCTGTGTCTACTTAGTTCTCGACAGCTACTCCATAAGCATCCTAACCGCCAAGTGAGTAAAAACTCACCTGGCGGTTAAAGATCGCTCTCTCACGTTGAAGTTATCGATTGGCTTGGCTTCGCTCTAGTTGCTTGAAGTTCTCCATCACCCTGGCTTCGCTCGATGACATTGAAGTTTTCAAGAGCCTTGGCTTCGCTCTCGCGATTTGAAGTTTTCAAGAGCCTTGGCTTCGCTCGGCGTCAATGAAGTTTTCGGCGTAGTTGGCTAGCTCAACAGGTCCCGCAGCCCCTTCAAGTCTTCCCTGCCCTTGAAGTCCTCCCAACCCGGCGGCTTCAAGTAGTCCTGGTGCCTCTCTCCAATGTGATCGCTGAAGCAGTACGGGACAGGAGCTGCCTTTCCATAGTAGTCCTCGTACATCGCCGTGTGCAGATGAGAGAGAAACAGCTTCACAGCCCAACGCCTCGCCCTGGCCAGCAAGTGAGCGTCAGGCAGCTCCCCCTTCTCATATGCCTTGCGGGCCTCCGTCTCCTTCCCCAACTTCTTGCGCTCAAGGACAGCCGCGGCCTGGTCTTTGAATTGCCCGCTTTCGCTCTTGGCGTCTTCCTGAGCCCGCCTCATGACATAATACTTGCCGTAGTAGTCGTTCTTGTGGTTCTGGTTCTTGATGAAGCAGTCCCCTAGCTTGTAGCAGAGGACGTGCATGAACTCGTTGTGCGGCCTCATACATATAGCCTTGGACAGCCGATCCGTTGTCCATGCAAGAGGCACACCGTCGTCTCTTTTCCCGAACAAGAATTCCTTCCGCCTGCCTAGCACACCAGGTTGTATTTCGGCTACCTTCTCCACATGCGCGACAAATTCCTCGTTAAACGGAGCCTTGACACCCATCCGGTTGCTTTCCTGACTGTAGATCCTCTTCGCGTCTTCCGCCGAATACCACTTCTGCTTCGGATTGATGCCGCAGTACGAGTATAAGTTGCTCGCCGTTGGGGCACGCCGGATGTCGAGATGAGACAGGAATCCAGCCGACAGGATCTCGCCGATCCCTGTGATCGACTGCATCCATGCTCCGACACGGTAAGACCCTGCAAAGATCCCCATCGAGGTCTTGATGTTCCGCTCAATGGTCCAGGTGTTGTTGGCTATCCATCGCAGCACGCCGGATGGCTCCAGGTTCTCGACCTGATCTACTTGGTTCGAGGTGATTGTCCTCAACTTCTGGACCTGGTAGTACAAGCCCACGAGGTAGCGAGCTTCCTTCGTCTTGATCAGACGGGCAGCTAGCTTGAGGTCTTTGGACAGTTTCTGCAACGGCTCGATGGCGGCCTGTTCTTCCAGTTCAACCATTGTTCTCTCCTTGGGTTAATGAAAAACGCTCTGACACTTTGAAGTTGTCTGACATCGTGGCTTCGCTCGCTGGGTATGAAGTTTTCCCGTGCGGTGGCTTCGATCATTGACTGTGAAGTTTTCGGCTCCTATGGCTTCGCTCTACGGCCGTGAAGTTGTTGAGATCGGTGGCTTCGCTCGCAGGTTCTTGAAGTTGTCCGAGCCTATGGCTCCGCTCTTCTACTATGAAGTTTTTTAACTCGGTGGCTTCGCTCCGTTCCTGTGAAGTTTTCGCAGGAAATGGCTCCTCTCCAAAATCGTGAAGTTTTCTCGCTCTATGGCTTCGCTCTCGGCTCGTGAAATTTTCACAGCGTGTGGCTCTGCTCGTACCCTTTGAGGTAATCTTATCGCATGGCTTCGCTCATAGGCTTTGAAGTTGTCAACGCCTTTGGCTACTACTCCTCATAACTGAGGAACACTTTGATGGGACGCATGGCCCTCGGCACATACCCTGCTTCTCTCGTCTCGTGGGCTTCGTGAATCCATCGCTCAGTCACCTTGCACATCGCACAATGCTCATTACACTTCCTCCTCACCTCGCTGACCTCTCGACACATGATGCACAGATGGTAGGGAAGGCACTTGGGGCAAAAGCCCTTACTGTTGTTTTGGCCAACCACCTTGCCGCAGTCTTTGCAGGACTTTACCTGAGCCCTTTTACTAACCTGGCTCATCCTTCACCCCCATGCTCGTGTGGCACTTCATAATCCCCACTTTCATAGTAGTGCAAATTTGCAAGGTAGTCAAGTGCCTGTCCTGCATTTTTCGGCAAGTTGTACTCTTCGCGGATTGCTTCTTCGCAATACTCGCACCAGTCGATCTCCCCATCCCGAAGAGGCTGACCGCATATCTTGCACCGCTCTTTTTTCTGGCTCATTCTTTCCTTGCTCCTTAATTGCCCCTGGTTCTTCCATTCATCCATGCGCCGAAAGTTCATCCACTCGCTCATGCTATCTCCTTGGGGAACCTCGGTGCCTCGGCCCACTCCCTGGAATAATCATCGTCTCCATCCAGTCTATCTTTCATCCCCATGAGCACTACGAGGTTCCTACCATCGTCCAGGACGAACATCTTGTGTTCATCCTTATCCTTGACGTACACATTCACCTCGCCTTCAATGACCGGCAGGACACACGCCATCCTGTTTCTGTCCAATGGAGTCCCGCAGAGGTATCCATACCTCTCATCTGGAGTCATCGCTCCGACGCCCTCGCAAAATGAGCAAGAAACGTAATCACTTCCCCTCGATGTCCCTTTGCACTCTGGGCATTCCTGGGACCATTCCGCCTTACCTCAGAACTCTTTGAGACAAGTAACATTGCCACTCCACGATGGCTTCGCGTTTGGCACTTCCAACAACGGGAGGATCTTCTTCGCTACCTCTTCTGGGGAAAACCTGATCTCATCTCGAACAAGGTTTTTCACGGCCACCATAGACCTAGAATCCGTGGCAACGACCCATTCGCCGAGATACCACGACCCTGCACGATCCTTGGCCCTCGCCCCCATGTTTTTCGCGTTATCCGCCAAACTTGCCAACACTTCGTAGTTTGTCATCGTGCTTCTCCAATGATTGGTAAAGGCTTCCGCTTCCTCATGCACGCATCCTTGCGACACCAGTACAGGTCCACGTCGTCCCAGCCCCTCCGCCAGTAGGACGCACAAGAAGACCCGTAGCGGTTGTTCCCGTAGGGGTTCCTGCTCCAGTGGATGCCCGCGATCCTCGCGTCACACCCCTCGTTGAACGCCCTCTGAAGCCCCTCTTGAACCATTTCGTCATAACTCATTCGTCTTCCTCCTCCAGGTGAGTTTTTTTACTCACCTCAACTTCTTCGCCCGCGCAATCGTCGGGGCATTTGAATAAAGCCGCAGCCAACTCCACCCGAAGAATTTCAAGGAAGTCGCTATGAGTCCCTTTGACAATGGCCCGATGCCTGTCGATCTCCTTCACCGCCCACCGCAAGCAGTGTTCCAGGTCGTCTATCCGTTTCAGAAGTGGCTCTGGTCCACGCATGGCCTACTCCCATTCAAACACCCCTTGCAATTCCGGCACGATCTTCCCGCCATCGTCGTAGTAAGGCTTCATTCCGCCGTCCTTCTGGCCCGCAGCGCCTCGCACGCTTGTTGCAGCCAACGCACTTCCTTCACGAGCCGCACGATGTCTAGGTGCGCCGCCTCGTCGTAGAAAGCAGCACGAAAGAGAATGGCCTTGAGGTCTTCTTCGGTCATGACTCTTTACCCAATTGTTCTAGGAGTATGCCAATTTCATCCAGCAAATTCCCCGATGGCTGCTTGCCGGTGCGGTAGCAAACGAGAAGTTTGCCTAACGCCGTCGCCAGCGATTTCCAATCCTCGCATCTTGCCAACAACACTTCGTTTGAATGAGATTTATCCCTAGGAGGAGCTGTGCTGCTACCGCCTTTCGGTGGCTTTCTGTTCGGTGTCGTTGTCTTAGCCGAGTAGCCATCGCTGGGATTTATGGCTTTGCTGGCATCGATCTCTTCCTCAGTCATTGTTACTCCTGGAATCCTGCCGCGTTGCGATGTCCACCGCCGCCATGCCTCTTCGCTATCTCCGAAACGTCCGCTCCCTCATCACTCGAACGCAAAGACCAGATTTTCTTGCCGTCACCTCGGATAAAATAGCACGTTCCGAACGGCCTTCCCTTGGCCAGTTCACCGGCGATCTCCGAGATAAGAACAGTTGCGTTGACAGCCAGAATCTTGTAACCGTCCATCTCCACCTCGACAGCATTCTTGACATGCCTATCGACGATCTGCTGTTCGCTGCGAAGGATTGCCTCCCCTGGCTCCGCCATCAGTTCGCAGATACCCAAACCGGACAACTTGCCCCATTTATCCCACTGCTTGAAGTCCAGAGGATAGGACCGCAGGCAAGCATTGACTGACCGAGATCCTGGAAGTGCCCATCTCCACAAGTCTCGGTCTTCCGTGTAATCAACAAGTCCAGGAGAAGGCATACCTGAACTGCCGTAGAAGTGTTCCCAGGCCAGCCTCCCGCCGCTCTTTTTCATGTCGAAGACGATCTTCGGATCAGGAAGGCCATGCAGCCGACATTCATCGACGAATCCTTCCAGTTCCTTCTGGGCAGTCTCGTGATGGTCGAGGACAACAAAATTTTGCGCCTCGCTGTTCATGCGCCGTATATCTTCCCTCGGGTAGCAGAAATCCAGAATGTACACCCTTGAGCCAGCCTCAATCGCTGGCGGCGGCTGGCCGTAATGGACGGGGATGTACTCGACTTCTCCCTTTAGAACGCTTCTGGCCACCCAGGCGGCGCAAAACCCATCAAAACAGCCGCCGTGATACAAAACGTAAGTCTTCATCTTTGGTTCCTTTCTCCAGTCACACGATTTATTCCTAGGAGGAGCCGTGCCGATACCGCCTCGGGGTGGCTTTCTGTTCGGTGTCGTTGTCGTAGCCGAGTAGCCATCCCTTCCCCTTTCATTCGCCTCACGAAGTTATCAGTCGCTCCAGCAAGGTGCACGGGTCCAGTATCGTCCACGCC